GTCGAGATCCGAGGCATTCACCTCGACGCACATGATCGCCTGCTCTTCGGCGCTCGTGGCGCTTCCGACGAGCGTTGCGGCCGCGGTCTGCGAGCCCACGGTAAATTGACCGATGGCAGTCAGCGCGGCTCCAGTCTTGATCCAGCTCTTCGTCACACATGCCAGGGCCTTCGTGCCCGTACCAGCAACGTCCGTTGCCTGGTCGAGAGTGATGGTAGGATCGTCTCCTGCCGTGCCCGCGGCCTTGAAGAAGACGACCGCGCACCGCTCCCAATCGCGCATGCAAACGTAGTCCCCGTTGTTGGCCTGAGCGCAGATGTTGATCGGGACGAATCCCGCAACGATCTGGTGGTCTTCAAGAAAATGCTGCATGGTTCACCTTCCGGCTTTAGCCGGGGTTATGGTTGGGGATTACGCTCGCACCGCGGTCGTGATGAACGCGGACTGCGTGCTTGAGCCCTTGAACGGCGTAAGCGCAGACGAGAGCCAAGGCTGCCCATCGACTTCGAAGATGAAGCGGAAGACGCTTTCTGCGTAGTCGAAGCGTAGGTGGATCGACATGGCGGTCTCGGGGGCTCCGCGCGTGCCGGTGACGTACCCCTTCATGTCCGCGAGAATGACATCACCGACGGTTCCGACCGTGGGACAGAACTCACACAGGATCACGGGACGGCCCTTGATCGTGTTCGTCTCGGGGTTGTAGATCGTGGACTTGTACCCGCCCACGTTCTCGGTCCCGGCGACGTTGAGAACCTTCTGGTTCAGGGCATCGAGGCTCGGCTCAACGTCGGTGTTGATGAGCCACACCGCGTTCGGCCGCGAGCGCGGATGCATGCGCTGCCACATCTTCGAGAGGTTGCCCTCGACGACGGTCGCGGCAACCTGGGAGGTCTCCTTCGCAACCTCGATCTTGCTCGTGGAGTTGAGGATACCGAGGGGCTGACCAACGCCAGTGCCGTTGATGATCGCGTCGCCGATGAGGAAGTTGAGTTCTTCGATGGCCGCTCGGGTGATGTACTGTTCGAGCGCGGTTTGCGAGTTCCGGAGCAGCTTGTCGGTCACGTAGACCAGTGCCGCGAGCTGGTGGGGCTCGACCTTGAGCTGACGGACCTTCGGCTTCGAGCTGGTGATCTGGCCAGCCTCGGAGATCCAGTACCCCTGGATGCCGCCGTAGCGAGACCCGGCCACGCGGGAGGTCTCAGCGTTCGCGAGGAACGTCAACGATTCGCCGGTGATCGTGTAGTTGTCCGTGAGGCCGAGGATGTTCTGGACGCCCTGATTCAAGCCGTCCCAGATCGTGGTCGAGAAGGCCGGGGGGACCGTGTAGCCACCCTCGGAGCCGACGCCCTGCGACATGCCGGAGGCCGCTGAGAGCATCTTCAGCTCAGTCGCGGTCGCATTACCGCCGGGGGTCATAGCTCTCGCCAGCGTCTCGGCGTACTCGCCGAAGTCGGCGAACCCGCTCCTGGCTTCCTTCTCGTGGTCCTTCGCTTCCGCCGGGGGGAGCGCGTCACCGCTCGACGCTTCGACCTTCCGAGGTGCTGGAGCCTTCAGTCCGGCCTCGGCGAGGTCGAGCTTGTGGGACACGTCGGCCGAGGCGAGGAGCTTCTGGCTTTCCTCGAGGAGTGCCTGGATCTGGTTGGTCTCTTCGACGCTGGTCGCTCGGGCCTCCTTGGCCGCGAGGTCCTGAATCGCGCGAGCGGCTGCGACCTTTTCGGCGCCAGCCTTTCGCAACTGCAACTCGTTCATGGCTGTTCTCCGTGAACGCCCATGAACGCGAGCGCGTGTCAGGGCGTGGGGTGATACCGCAGTGCCGGAAGTGCAATGCTTGGGTAACACCGACGCCCTGAAACTTGGCCAGGTGTCGATACCTCGCGGCCCCCTGTGCAGAAACTTGGCCTGCACATTCAGCCGGTTGGTCTTCCGAATCAGCCGTGAATGATACTGTTCAGAGCCGGGACTTCAATTGAGAAATCCGCTGAAGCAGTGTCTTTCTTGCTCCGCTTTCTTCGCTTTCTTCGATTCCGTCGATAAGCCCCATTTCTTGCGCTTTTGACGCAATCCACACTTTCCCGCTTTTCCACTCTTCCGCGTTCTTGTCGTAATGCTTCTTCCGGCCGCTCTCGAGCGCCGCGAGGAAAAAGCGGTTCGTGTCGTCAACTCGCCTCTGCACGTCCTGAAGCATCTCCTCGGTGACCACGGTCCCGGGCACGAAGGCGCCCTTCATGGGGCCGGTAGACACGACGTGGACCTTGTAGCCTTTCTTCTCGTCGGCGGCCGAGCTGTCAACGATGTAGGTCACCACCCCGATGCTTCCCACCTCGGAGGTCCTCGAGGCGAAGACGTACTGGCACTGGCTCGCCACCCAGTAGGCCGCCGAGGCCCCGATCCCGTCGATCACCGCGGCCGTAGGCTTCACGCGGGAGGCCAGGGCCACCTCGCGCGCCAGGGCATCCGTGCCGCCCACCATCCCGCCGGGGGAGTCGATCTCGAGGAGGAGCGCCTTCGCCGCCGGATCCTGCCGGGCCGTCTGCACCTGGCGCCTGAGAGCCAGGGTGTTGCACCCGCCGAACTTCGATTCGCCCTTCATCATCGGCCCCGAGATCTGGAGCCGCACGATCCCGTCCGCCTCCGGGGCTACACGGGTCGGCGCCGCACGCTCGGCCGCCTCGAGGTCCTCATAGCTCCTCATCTGCCAGAGCCCCGCATTGACCATCTCGACGGACTTGCGGAACCACTCCGGCTCGATTGCCCACGGCCCGAAGTGCTTACTTGCACAAGACATGTTTCACCGCTTCCTCGAGGGCCGTCGCGAGGGCAGGCGCCCTCGTCTCAGGCCAGGTTTCGATTTCCTCTGCCGATTGCTCACCCCCGAGGCGAGCGGACTCTTCCGCGTACCGAACCATGATCGGCCCCAGCGTGGACGCCACGCTCGGGATTGAACTCCCGCGCTCCCACAGGACAGAGACCCCGGCCACGGCAACGGCCCAGCTCGTGGACCACTCCACGGCTACCGCCACCTGAGCCCCGGTCCACTCGTTCCGCCAGGCCACCCATGAGACCCGGTCGGCTTCCCGCTTCTTCACGCTCGCCGCGAATGCCTTTGCGTCGCGCCGCACGATTCGCCCACAGGCGTCGAGGATCACCGGCCGGAGCGCAGCGAGCGCCGCCGCCTGGGGGTCCTCCTCGTCCTTCGGCGGGTCCGTCTTCTCCTCCGGGTCTTCCTCGGGCTCCTCGTCCCCGTCGGCGGGAGGAGCCGCGACCGGCGGATCCTGCGGGGGTCGTGCCCCGGAACTCGCAACCATCCCCTGCGCCGCGTCCTCGGATCGCGTGAGGTTGCTTGGCACGTAGTAGACATCACCGTCGGGGCCGATGGGGTTCTGGTCATCCAGCTCCCTCATGTCGTTCTGGCTCAAACCTCCGATCTGGAACATGGTCGAGTAGTACGCCGCGCGAGACGCAGCGTCCCCACGCAAGAGGCCGAGCACGACGTGCTTCGTGTAGAGGTCCTCGTCGCCGTTCAGGAGCTTCGCGTCGGCCTCCTGCTCCCAGAGGATCAGCCACGGCATCAGGGTATCTGTGACGTACTCGAGGCCTTGGTGCTCGATGTTGGAGAACGTCGCATGTAAGAGGTGTTGGATCTTGTGCGGCGGCATACGGAACCACCGCGTAATTTCTTCGACGGCGAACTGTCGCGTCTCGATGAACTGTGCGTCCTCAGGCGGGATCGAGATCTTCGAGAATTTCATGCCCTCTTCGAGGACCGCAGTCTTCCCGGTGTTTGAGGCCCCCGAGTACATCTGCGCCCACGAAGTCCGGAGGTAGTCCTTGGCCTCGGACTTCAGCTCTCCGGGGTGCTCGAGGACGCCCGAGAGTGATGCGCCATTCGCGAAGAAGGTCGCACCGTACCGCTGCGCCGCGAGCGCGAGTCCGAGGCTTTCTGCTCCCAGTGCCGCGACCGAGTAGCCGGAGAGCCCGTCAGGCCCGAGGCCGCGAATGTGGAACATGCTCTCCTGCGGGAGGAGCGTCGTCGCCCCATCGTTGTTCTTCACCTGGTAGGCTACGGACCCGCTCGATGCCTGCGGCACGAGCACCGTCACTCGCGAGGGGTGGATCAGCCAGAGAGCCTCGATCTCGCCTCCCTGCGTCCGCTGGATCTCGGCGTACCCGGAGCCCCACCCGCAGACGTGCGCCTGGAGTGTCATGCGGAACGTCATGGCCGACATCCACGGGTTCGGCCGTCGGTGCAGCACTCGGTAGGCAGGGTGATCCCGCACCACTTCCTTCCCGCGCGGCGATAGTTCCTTGTAGACCTTGAATGGGAGCTTGCCGACATCTTCCGACAGCACCTTGATGCAGGCGTAGTACGCCGACAATGCCAGGCTCGTCGTCGCCGTCACGCGCTCACCGCTAGCCGTGGCCTGGCCGTTGGCCCAGTCCGTGAGCCAGTAGCGAGGGTTGGTGAGATCCGAGACGGACGTATCCGCCGAGAGAAAGTCGAGGATCATTTGCGCCTCGTGGGTTTGCTGGTTGCGAGGTCGATCCAGAGGAGCGCCCCGACCATGAGAGGAGCAGAGGGAGGATAGATCCACCATGCGCCCCAGCCGATGAGTCCAAGAGCCACGAGACCCGCAGTTGCCTTAGCGCTGATTCGCGGCAGCTTCATAGGACAGTGACTCCTCGCGTCGCGTAGACGCTCTCGGGCGTTTCCTTGGCCGTGGTCGCGAGACCCAGCGCAATCAGGAGCGCCACGATGCCATCGATCTTCTCGACCGACTTGGCCTTGTCTGGCCTGATGTTATTGTTGCAGTCTTGATACGCAGTCACATTGCTTGCCATCCACCGAAGCACAGGGTGCCCGCCGTGGCGGATAGAGCGCGAAAGCCAGAGCCTTTCGAGTTCCTTCGACGGCCCGCAGAAGTTCACCATGTTCTGGCGGAACTCGACGACGGGGAGCCCCTCGGCCTGAAGCCGCTGCATGATTTGTTTCGCGAGAAATGGGTCGAAGCCGACGCCCTTCAAGTGGCACTTCGCCGCCGTGTCGAGGATGTGCTTCTCGACGTACTCATAATCGACGTAGTTCCCCGGCGTCCCGTGGATCCACCCCTCGCGAATCCACGTTGCGTAGGGAACCCGGTCCTTCCGCTCTCGCTGTTCCGCCGTGTCGAGCGGCACGAAGAACGCCGGAATCACGTCGTACCCGCCAAGCCTCGGGAAGATCGTCACCACGGCCGTAATGTCGCGATTGCTCGATAGGTCCACGCCCATGAAGGCGGGTTCGCCCTCGAGCGCCTCGGCGTCCACGGGACAATCCCCGCAAGAGTCCCACGCATCCATGGGGATCCACCGAACGTCTTGCTCGGTGCGCAAGTTCAGGTGCAGGCGCTTGAACGTGTTTTCGTAGGTCGGCGTTTCCTTGGCTCTCTGGCACTCACGCGCGAGGTACTCTTCCGTGATCGAGACGCCGAGGTTTGGATTCGCCTTCCGCCACACGGCAGGGTCCGTCCAGTCGTCGTCGGGCAGCGCTTCGTAGATCACCGGGAGAAAGCTCGGATCGTCGATGATCCCGTCCCGCACCTTGCATGCGTACTCATATTTTTCATTGCAAATCGACGGCTGCGCGTAGTCCGCCGTCGTCAGGTGGACGACAAGTGGCTGTGCTCTCGCGCCAGTCGAAGTCATGAGCACGTCCACAAGCTCGCGGTTCGGTTGCGCGTGAAGTTCATCCACGATGACGCAATGCGAGTTGAAGCCGTGCGCCGAGGATGCGTCAGCGCTGATCGCCTTGAAAGACGAGTTCGACTTCTTGACGACGATGGATTTCTGGAACACGTCGGCGCGGGAAGAGAGCGTTGACTCACTCATCACCTGAGCGCGAGCCACGTCGAAGAGAAGCGAAGCCTGCTCTCGGTCGCTCGCCGCGCAGTAAATCTCGGAACCCTGCTCGCCATCTCCGAAAAGCATGTAGTTCGCGATTCCGGCCGCGAGCAAAGACTTTCCATTCTTGCGCGGCACGTAGATCAGGCACTCGCGATACCGCCGTGTCCCGTTCGGCCGTCGCCACCCGAACATGTTCGCCAGGATCGCCTTCTGCCACGGCTCGAGGAGGAAGGCCTTCTTTGCCTTCAGTCCCTTCGCGTGGCACAGGAGCCGCTCGAAGAACATGATGCACCGGTCAGCCTCGGCGAGGTCGAATTCGCAGTCCCCACTCGTGGAGAGCGAGTCGTACCCGGGTATCAGCCGGAGTATCTCAGCCCACTCCCCGGAGGAGGTCAGACTTTTCGTCCGTGGGTGCATCGGTTTCGTTCGAATGGACACGAGCGCGCGCTGCCGGGGTCAGCCCGAATTCGCGCGCGTACTTGAGGATTCGTTCACGCACTTGGTGCAGCACGCCACAGAGCGGGTTCGCTATCAGGCTTCCCGCTCGGAACCCTTGGAAGGTGCGGCCTTCCTTTGCGATCTGCGCCTTCAACTCTTCGGCTTCGGCCATGGCCTCGGCGAACTCCGCGAGCGACACGCCGTCGGCCGCTGACAGCACGTCCAATTCAATCAGAGCTGCCACCAGGGTGTCCCAGTGAGGCGCCGCCGCTTCGCTCATGGTGTGCGGGGGCTCGGGCGCCTGGGTCTCTGGTAGCGGCTCTCTTTTCCTATGCCTCATGAGCCAGCTTCCTCGCCGCTCGAGGATTGCAGATGGGGTCTTCGGGGGTCCTGGCATTACCGTTTCTCCTGCCGCGAGTGGCAGCTCTTGCACAGAGCCATCATGTTGTCGGCCTTGTAGGCCAAGTCCGGCCTCGTGAGTCGCGGGATGACGTGGTGCAGCTCGGACGCGAGCGACACACGCCCAGCCTCTTCACACAGGACGCAGAGCGGACCACGCGATAGGAACCATGCGCGGAAGGCTCGCCAGCGACGATTCGAATACCACGTCCCATGATCGTCGGTGCGCACGACTTCCCGCTGGGGCGGCCTGTGTACCGGGGCCGTCCCCGTCGTCGGGTTGAATCTCGGAGGTGCTGTAGGCATCAGTCGGAGTCCTCGACGATGAGCAGACCGACGCCCGTGAGCGTGTTCCCGAGGCTCGTCACCGCGACGCACTTCAACTCGTACACGTCATCCCCTGTCCCGCCGCTCAGCCGGACTTGCACGATGGCGTCCGAAAGCCCCGGAGAGCCAATGGTGAGCGTCGTCGGTACCGCCGTCACCGTGGCGGATGAGACAGTCTCTCCAGTCGCGACGACATCTGTCCAGTCGAAGTTGGCCAAGTAGCTTTCGCTCTCGGCCTTAATGAGGATCTGCGGTGCCGTTCTCATGCCACGAATCTCCAAGTGCCGATTTGCGAAGTGAAGACCCAGGAGCCCGTCTGGGCGCGGAATCGCCAGGCACGCTCGATGCCGTCCTCGAAGGCCCCGGTGTCGAGGAACGCCGAGCTGCACACGAGCACGAACGCCGCGCCGCCAGAGACAGCGAAGGCGACCGCGATCATGCCTGTTGCCTCGACCGAGGCCGGAGCCGAGCCCGTGAGCGCGAGCGCCAGGGACACCTCTGCGTCCCCGCAGGACGTGCCTATGCTGGCCGAACCCGTGAGCGGGCTCAGCATGGACACCTCGCCCGAGGCCTCCATGGAGATGGACGATGCTCCGCTCAGCGCAATCGGCATCTCCACGTCTGCAGCCGCGCACTCCATCGTCACCGAGGCCGAGCCGTGCAACTCGTCGCTCGTCAGGTCAACGATGGTCGCTGAGCTGCACGCCATGCCGACGGACGCCGAGCCTGAGAGCGCCATCGGCACGGTTACGTCGGCGGCCCCGCACGACATCGTGATCGTGGCGGTTCCGGAGATGTCGGTCTCGGACGAAACGCTGGCATCACTGCAAGCCGTCGCGATGGACGCCGACCCACTCAGCGCCATCGGCACGGTTACGTCGGCGGCCCCGCACGACATCGTGATCGTGGCGGTTCCGGACATTGCAGACGGATCCCACGCATCGAACGCCGAGAGCCAGAGATCGAGGAGCGGGACAAATTCTGCCGCTGCCTTCTGATGCCCGGTGTTCGACGGGTGATCGTCGCTACTGCTGTACGGGTAGTACGTGTAGTTCGATGAATCGGGTTCCGTGTGGTGAACCTCGACGCTACTCTCAATTCGATGGTGGTTGTCTGGATCCGTCAAGACGTTGAAGTAGTCGAAGACGCGAACGTTTTTCCCGGCCCAGCTTTCGTCTTGGAGCCACTCGTCTCTCAGCCAATCACATAGAGCCCGAGCATTGGCAGCTCGGCCCGATGTCGTGCTTGTCGAGAGCCGTGGCGGCTGAGTGATGATGATGAAGAGCTTGCCTGTATGCGCCTTCATGTACGCCAAAAGCTGGCCGTACACAGCCTTGCAGTTGCTCAGCGTATGGGCATTAACACTCCCAACTGTGTAGTCATACGCTCTACCATATAGGTCCGACGGGACAGTTGTGTTGTCATCGTAGATGTCGCTGTTAGGGAAACAGCTCTTGATGATGACAATCTCGTTTTCGCCCCCAGGGTCCGACACCGTCCTAGTATATGACCCGTACGCTGCTTGTCCGGGAGTGCTTTTAGTGTACTCGGTGTACAGGGAGCCCATGATGCGGTCGCGCCTCGGCGTCCCGCTCTGGTCCGTCGTGTCCGCAAACCATGAATACCAGTGTCCGATATCGGTGTTGTCGCCGATGTTGGTGTTAGATGTGGCATCCCACTCATAGTAAGTGTCTGAGACGAAATACTCGGCGTCGTTCAAGTCCGACCCAAGCCCACCGCGAGCGTCAGCCAGAAGTTGCGCCCCCGTCGAGTGGTGGGCAAAGACAACCTTCCGAGCGCTCCCGGTGCCCGAGATGGTCGCCGAGCTGCACGCCATGCCGACGGATGCCGAGCCCGAGAGCGCCATCGGCACGGTTACGTCGGCGGCCCCGCACGACATCGTGATCGTGGCGGCCCCGCCAAGCGAATCGGACTGCGAGGCACCTCCTCCGCATATCGACATCACGAGGTGCGTCGGGAAAAATACCATTGGGGCGGCGTCCGACGACGCATCCGACGACGACGCCCCACCGCCGAGCATCGTTAATGCGAAATGCGTTAAAAAGAAGTTCATTGGGCGGCTTGTTTTCTGCTCACCAGCCAATCACGGTGCTTGGAACCCTGCGGCGCAAACGTACGTACTCGAACCCGTGGTGATGTTGTAGGCGTTGATCGCCGTCGCAGCAGTCCCGCGCAGAGGCTTCGGGAAGTGGCACGAGAATCCGCCACCAGCAGGGGCCGCGTACCCGCGCCACAGCACGGTAGTCGTCCCGTCCCGGATCTCCACCAGGGTGCCGACCGTCGCGTGCGAGTTCGTCACGAGGATGCTTGTCACGTAGTTTCGCACCGAGGCGGCCCCGGCAGCGACAACCTCTGTCACGGAAGTTCCGGTGATCGCCGCTGTCGCGCCCGAGACCGTCACCTCTGGGGCTGAATACGGCATCGTAACGATCTTGCCGTTCAGGTCCGTCACGATATCGCATGTATCTCCGTTCGTGACAGCCGCGAGCGTTGCACTCGCCGCGCGCCCAGCGACGCGCGTCGGGTTCCCTGAGACAGCTGCGTCATGCGCGGCGGCTCCTACTGCCTCGACCTTGAGGGCCGCCGCTGTGGCTTGAGTGACTACCGCCGGGAGCGGATTCGCACTCGAGACAATGGTTGCAGTGTCGAGCGCGCCGAAGGCGAGCTTGCCGATGGGGTAGTGGACCCCGCTCACGTCGTCCGTGGCAAAGGTCGCACCGCCGCTACCTGCATTCGCGGTTACGTTGTCAGCCATGTTAAACTCCTACTCCAAGTAATAGAACCCTAGTCGCGAGAGCAGCAGCAGACCCCTGTTCCGCACCTACCCAGCCCGAGTCGTCAACCGCAACGAGGTCGTAATAGATAGTCGCGGTTGGGGTAACCGAATACGGGGTCCCAAGGTGTAGGTACCTGCACCCTCCTCTATCCAACGTGACGCCAGTTGCCCTCTGAATCTGAGTCCCGTCAAGTCGCCATTCAACGACGCTGTTCGTCGTGTCTATCAAAACTTCCACCCTATACCATGTCCCGGTTGCAATGTTGGCAGTTGTCATGCTCTGCCAACCAGCCGAGGTGTGGTAATTTGGCGAGAGGACCAATTGAGAGCCAACAGTTGAAAGCCTAATCCCTAGAGAATTGTTTTCGGAAGCCGCAGCGCTGGTTCCAAACGCAAGTATGTGGTCTATCGACGCGCTGCTTCCAATACTGTGTGTGCCGACGTAGATATACGCGCGGATATGCGCTGTGTTTGTCTGGCTCCCGTAATCTCGTGTCGCCAGCGTTCTACTGCTGGCACTCGCAACAATACGCAGACACCGCGACCCGCCCCCGGTGGCGAGCGTCCCTGGCCCAGCATTGTATTCGTCTATCGTCCCGCTGCCAGTGATAGATGTCGTCCACGTTTCCTCGAAGCCTACGACTTCGAAGGACTCATCGATTATCCTCGCCATCAGACACTCCTACGGTTCCGAGGTCCAACACACGGATTCCCGAGGTGGAAGACCCTGCGAGATGCCGCGGATCGTCACGCTCACCGGGTCCGTCCAGATGCTCGGGCAACTCACGGTCTGGATGCCAAGGAGCACGTTGAGCGCTCCTTGCAGATCACGAGCCTGCCCGGGGGTGAGGGTCAAGTCCTCACCCCCGGGCATTGCGATGACAATCCGCTTCACTTCGATTCCGGGCTTCACAGTGCTACATCACGTAGTGGGCATCGATACCACGAGTTCGCC